GTAGCTCGTGGATCAGGTTCTGAGCCTTTGAGTTCTTCATATAATTCTACTATATCACACTCAAGCAACTTACTTTGATCAACACGATCCCATAAAGCACGTGGACCATATTGATCACCTAATGATTTGAACTCACGCCAGTTACGTGTCTTCAAGTAGTATGCTAACCTCTTAGCAATTGGCATACTTTCAGCAATCAACCGTTCCTTATCCTTAGATACAGGCGGTGTCATATACTCTTTAAGCGTTAAGTTAGTTACTTCAGTTGAGAGGTAATAACAGAAATCACGCACTTCAGCTTCAAGCTTATCATGCACAGCTTCAATACCACCCTCTACGTATAACCAATCAGCTTCAAGCATTGTATTAGGTGTATTGAATAAGGCGACTCGCCTATCATCTACATCTAACATCAATGGATTCTTATTAGCTGTCATAATGAATGTAACCTTATGATCATAACTATAAGCATCTTCTCTCATGACACGAATTGCAATGCGAGGCTTACCAGTATATTGCTTGAGTAGACCTAATGCTTCTTGCTTGTCGTTATAACTCGTAAGCTGATCACCATATTCATCAAGCTGGATGAAGAGTTTATCAAGGATCCATGCATTATTCTTTTCCAAGAAGATTTTAGCAGTGGGTCTAGCCAGAGAATTGTCTCCAATGATTTCTTCGATAAGTGAGACAAAGGTATCTTTACCTGATCCTGGGACGCCCAGAAAGTACAACACCACAGGCGAATACTCGAATTTGTCAAGTTTGCGTCTAAGAAATCTGAGTAGATAATTTCGCATTTGTTCGTCTGGTACCAACGTTTCCAAATACTTAAGGGTAATTGACGGAAATTTATAATGTTCTGCATAATCTTCTGGTACCTTAAATGCTTTGTAAGCAGGTGTGCTCACGAATGTATTGAATAGTTCTTTAAGACCGTCTGTATGAAAGCCAAATAACTTCTCTGGTTGAGATGAAGCTAATACATTAGGTACTGAACTTGTTATCTCTATTGGTTTCATACGCTCAAAGGTAATGCTGTTAAGATGATTACCTAATGTTTGTATCTGAGAGAACTGTTGAACACCTTCTTCTGCTAGGTCAATAACATAATAGACACGTCTCATGTAGTCATAGAAAACATGGATCACTGTGTTGTATCTAGTAAGGAAGGTCATAACAGAGGATTGCCAGTCTGGATCTTCTTCCCAGATAGGATTACCGTCTGCACCTGTTGCTACACCTTCACACATAGGTTCAATGATTGTAGCATTGATACGCTTGACCGCCATTGGGTCAGCAAACTGCTCGTTGATCTCTCGCATTGCTTTAATGTATAGATCAACATCAACACTAGCATCAGCACCCAGGATAGCGGATACCTTACTTAGGTATTCACTTCCACGACCATCCTCTACATTAGCAGGATCAACGAAACCATTCTGTTTGTATTCATCACAGTCTCTAAAGTCGTATGGTGTTAACAACTTGAACAGTGCTTTAGCCACTTTACCTGTCTTAACAAACATCTCAACTTGAGGTGCAAGGTTAAACTTATGGTGACTAACTGCTGATTGAACTAAAGGCTTAGCTTCTTTCGCTGTCTGTATTGCTTTAAGTAAGGCAATAACTTCAGATGGAGCATCTTTAGGTTTACCATTCATTTCAATTTGAAGGTGTACCCAAGGTTCTTTAGTTTCATTAGCTTCTGTAGGTAAGTATGCCATACGGCCATTAGATAAGAAGTCCAGTTCCATAGAACCATTAGCTATCTTGAAGCTATCCATGAGCTCTTCTGTGTATCTATATATTATAGTACCACTTTCCTGGAGCTCGCCACTCTTATCTCGCTTACCTTTAGATACAAAGTGAAAGTCATACTCAGGGTCAAGTGCTTTAAACATATTATACGTAACAGTATTGTCACAGTCTATAGCAATTATATTTGATTCTTTACCTGTAACCACTCCGCCTAATGGTGCTGGCTTGAATTCTACATCATTCAATGCATTCTCTAACCAGTTCTTGCCAAAGATTGGTATTGTTTTCTTCCCATTAGGTAACCGCTTTAGCTCTCCACCTAATGAGATAGTTCGCCATCCAAGATCAATGAATGGACCTGTGTCTGTAATCATACATAGTCACCTTCTATTGGTTTTACTTTAGTTCTTGATTGTGAGACTTCCCAATTAGGATTAAACCATTCTTCAAATTCAATACAATCACCATCTACAAAGCAAATAGATTTAGGAAACCACGCTGTTTTATTTTTATATTCTATTAGTATAGCTTTTTCAGTTACATGAAGTACTTTAACACCGATTAGAACTTCAGGTTCATATCCCCAGTCCTCATCAGGACAATCCCACATATCTGCATGTAAATCAGCCATCTCACCCATTTTCTATACTCCAATATCCATATGGGAACTCACCGTTATAACAAGCTTCATCAGGTTGTTCGTGAGGTAACCATGGTGGATACAGACTGTTATGCATACCGTCATACTTCTCAAATTCTTCATTGTCCAAGCATTCCTGGAGTTCAGTATGCCAGTTAACTAGTCGTATAACTACAACGTTTGATATGTCAGGATGTAACAGTCTGCATGCCTTGTTAAGTGGAACACCAAACTCCACTCTTTGCTTTAGTATAATTATATCAGCTTCTGGTAAAAGCTTACGTGTTGCACTGGTTTTCACTTCATAGTTACTCCTTTGGTTAAGTAAGATCTTCGCTTTCAATATATATTATATCACAAAAATCTACTGAAGTACACATAGTATTTGATTAAATTAAACCATTTTATATAACTTTACTTACTGACTTGCCATCAAAATTAAATCAAATACTATGTGTACTTTGGTAGATTTTTTTGATATAATATATGTTCAGTGGAATTAATTTTATTGATTTCATTGAAAGTACAGTCTCACGAAAGTGAGTCCTTTAATTAAAACTACGAGGTAAGTTACAAATGACTATTAAGAAAGCTTTTCTGCCAATCAATGCAATTCTGTTGGCAAATGAAGACAAGAAGGTTAAGACCATCATGCCTGAACTGGTTGAGATCATGTCAGCTAAAGGTGCTGGTGGTGGTGCTACTGCTATCCATCGCAATGAAGCTGGTGATGTGGTTGGTATCATGGATTACTACTTCAAGGTATGGTTGCCTGTTGAATTCGTTGAGTTTGGTGCCAAAGCAAACTCTGCTTCTGGTCTGAACACAATGTGTAAGCTTGGTACCAGTCTGTGGACCAAACAGCAACGTGATTTCAAGAAAGGCAAAGAAGCATTGCTTGATCAAGTTGCAGCTGGTGAAGTCCTTCCAACAGAGATTCAAGAACATCTTGACTCACTTGAGGAAGCTCGTGGCTTTGTAGCTGAGTATCCAATTCCTGAATTGGCATTTGCTTCAACTGAAGACCTGGATGCAGCTCTTGAAGATCCTGAAGCTTTGGAAGCAGCTGTTGTTGCATATCATGAAGCTCAGGCTGAAGAAGCAGCACGTATTGCAGCTGAAGAAGCTGAAGCTGAAGCTGAAGAAGCAGCAGAGTAAGTTAGTCCTGTGTAAATAATAGAAAGGCCTGCATTCATGTGGGCCTTTCTTTTTGGAGAAGTAAGTGATTAAATTTAAACAGCTAGAAGAGATGGTTCGCATGCAAGAACAGTTAGAAGTCCGTATTGATGGACCTGACTGGCGAACTAAAGGACACAACTATAACCTGTGTATTCATATGGAGTGCGCTGAGATTATAGATCATGTAGGTTGGAAACACTGGAAGAACATTGGTGTTGAACCTAACTGGGATGCCATTGCAATGGAACTTATTGATATATGGCACTTCTTCCTGGCACACCATTTACAATATCATGGCGATAGTGAAGTACTATTTGAGAACCTACTTAAAGCTGAGGAAGATTTACAAAACCAGGAAGCTGGCCTAATTACATGTGTTTTAGGTATAGGCTATGCTATGATTACTCAGAACATATTCCCATTACAGAACTTCATCGTAGCAATGCAGCATGCTAGCATGACTTGGAATGATTTATACAAACTGTATGTTGGTAAGAATATCCTGAACTGGTTTAGACAAGACAATGGTTATAAGGAAGGAACATACTTGAAGAACTGGGGTGGTAAAGAAGACAATGACCACCTATTTGAGATCACTGAGATGCTTGGTGATGAGTTTAATAGTGTATCACTATCTGAAGCACTAATAGCACGTTACGCACTAATGCATCCAAACGCCCAGTAATAAAAAAAGGAGGAACTATTTAGGTTCCTCCTTTTACTCTACATTGTTGCTATATTATATATTGCCCAAGCAATACAACAAAGCATAATAAATGCAACTGATCGTTTCATATTACATCTCCGCTAACTCTTGAATACTATACAATGGCATATTCCACTCAAATGTAGCTATGTAATCAGCACCATCATAATAGTCTGATATATTCTTATACAAGAATGCATGATACTCAGCTACTACTATAAGTTTACCACATTTAGTGCCGTACAGATCATTCATCACACCACCGCCAGTATCTATAGTGGCAACAGACTTGCAAATAATCTTAGTGCCACCAAAGACACGATGTATCAGTTCAATCTCACTAGTGTTAATTGGATATGTTTGCTTAGCTTCTACATGAGGTTTATTCATTGTGATGCACCTTCAAATGTTGAGCAAGTCTACCATAGCTAATCTCTTTAGGGCAATGTGGACATTGACACATCAACCTGGAGTGCATACCTTCACGTGTGTGTTGTACATACCAGCCATGGTCTACAATCTTCTTCTCACCTAATGGATTCACCCAGAAGATGATGCCATCGTACATGACTTTGTGGCAACCTTCAGCAGGCCACTTCTCAGTCTCTTTGATGCCATACAGAACCGGCTTGAGCTCATTAGCTGTTGCACGCCATGTAACACGACGAGTAGACTTGTTACCTTTCATATCTATACACGGTGCCATCCGTGACAGCTGGATAGGTTGTTTCCAAGATTCGTACATCTTACCAGCCTCTGTAGTTAACACGTGCTTCAACTTTACCTAGCCCTAAGGTATGAAGACGACATTGGATAGACCATGTAGTACGTTCATACTGTGGTGCTAGCTCTTCAGGAGTATACTTGCCAGACATATACTTGATTAACAATGTAGTATCATCTCCATGTGACCATTCCTTACCGTGATTCTTTGGAAAGGGAGTAGGCTTAGTTCTACCGATGACCTGTACTGTGTAGACATCCTGCTTTATCAGATCTGCTATTCTGCTGGCTTCACGTATCGCATCTCTTGAGTGATCGTGCACTGTTAACTGACCTACTTTTACATTCATAAACATTATAACTCTCCTAGGTTTTGTAATACTGCTGCAGCCACATCAGGGTTGAGTGTCACAGCATCTTCAATGGTTTTACATTGATGGCATCGCGGTGGGTTGATTAAGACTGTAAGCTTACCGCAGTACTCACACTCTTTAGTTTCTTTAGCCTTGAGTTTGATCAAGTCAGACTTCACATACAGTTTGTTTGCTATGTACTGCCACGTGAATGTATGCTCATGTCTGATGCCCGCAATTAAGTGAGCGATCTGATGCTTGATGTCATTCGCAAGCCCAGGGCGATCATCACTAAGTAACCATTTATCAGTCAACCTAATGATACCGCTAACAGTGGCATCCGACTTTCCGGATACCACTGCCATGGACTTATACTCGTGAGACCAAGACCTGTCTTTCAACACTAGCTTCGCTAACTCTACTTCGAAGTCTACTGCATCTTGTAAGTCTTGTTTGTCCATTACCAGATGTTCCTTACATATTTGCATTTAACTACTTTGCCTTGATTACAACGGAAGGTCTTGTCAGGCTTGAGATACTTGGCTTGTTGTACATGAGAAGCATGAAATCTTACCTCAGTACCATCTTCAAGTATACCTATCAAGCGCCATTGTTTCTTAGCAGCTTGTTTCAATTCATTAGCAAACGGTTTACTACGTTTAGGTGTACAACCTAACTGTCTTGCTACGTATTGCCAGTGATAGTTATGGTCCGCATCCATACCGCATACTAGATGTGCAATCTCATGTCTGACTGTATCTTTTAGTTCCGCATGTTCATTAGTACCTAAGAAGATCATACTAATACGCACTTTACCATCGTGTGTAGCTTGTCCGTATATCGTCTTGGCTTTGGACATTTCAAATCCGCGATAAGGTATTCTCCAGCGTTGTGATACTATCCGCTTAGCCCTTACTACTTCTAGCTCAACCAGAGTTTTAATGTCATCTTCATTCATGAGTCACCTTTACCTTGTACCAACGTAGTTCAACAGACTTTGGTGTACGATACAAGACCTGTGCAACATCTTCAAAGGTCTTACCATCTTTCATAGCCTGTGTTAGTATCTTATCTTCATCAGTAGACCATCGCTTGTAGTTCCGCTTACCGTCAGCTCTTTTAACTTTAGCTTTAGGTTTGTCATCTTCCCAGCGGAAACCACCTTTGACAGCAGTTGAGTGATACGCATATATGTGAGCTAACTTAGCATTATCATACTTGCGTTCTTGTGAGTGTGTCATCGCTTCCTCAGTACTATCATGGAAGGTAATCACACCGTCAATGATCAACAATATATTCTTCTTCATGCATCACCGCCCAATGCATTAATGAGCCAGCGAACAGCTATTTCAAGTGCATCAACTGTTGGCTCTTTCATCATACTCAAAAGAGGTCCAATAGGCATACCATGAACTTCTTCTAAATAGTTACAGAAGGCATTCATCTCTTCAGTATCGTCTTCATTACAGTCGACAATATCAAGAATGTGCTTAACCAGGATGTTCACAATGATGTCTGAGCAATATGGTATTCTCTCTTCCAGTGTGACAACCATTCTAAAGCGGTTATCATGCTTGCACATGTCTCTCAGTTCTTCATAGTCCTGTGATAACTTGCGATCTTGGTTCTCTATAAAGTGTTGTGCAGTGGTGTGTATATCATCTGTTAGTTCTTTACTGAGTCGTATGGTTCTCATGAGAGTGGTGTCCTTGTAATGGATACTATGCGATTGTCAATCAACAGCTTGACTGCTCTGAGGCGGGATATCACACCAGTAATACTACCAGTTTTGATACTAGTCCTGATGTTGCGTTTACGTGCATTGTTAGACTGTAGCACTACTTTCCAGTTATATTTCATTTCAGTTTCCTTTCAGTTACGTGTCATTAGGTTGACACAAGTAAGCAGGCTATGTGTAACCTGCTTAGTTGTGCTACCTACTTGGTGTTACGACGATAAGTGCGACCTTCACCGCGAGTAGGCGGATTAGTAGTACTAACATGGACATACCGACCAGCCAGGTGCTGCTTAATTGTAGCCTGCCATGCCTTCATGTTCTGATGGTACTGAACCTGTGTCTCACTGTTTTTGCGTTCTCTGTTCATAATAACTCCTGTTTGTGCAACCTAATTGTTAACACAGGTATGCAGGCTACCTAAATAACCTGCATATATGTGCTACATTCTGGCTGCAGCTCTTCGGTCTCTATAATATTGGTCTCTCGCTGGATCGTATACCTGGTAGTTGAATCTGATATGTGTCTGCGGTAATATCGTTCTGATTCGGTCACACAGGACCTGTTGCTTCTTACCTGCATATTCTAGAGCGCAGATACAGTCTGTGATCGCTTCTGTCCAGTATTTAATATCTAAGCAGGTTTTCATCACACTGGCAGCCGCAGATACAGCGTGTGCCTGACTGTATAATCCGCTTTTATATATATTAACCTGATCAGCTTTATAAAACAGAGCGTCCGACTCATTGGTTAATACACCTTGGCGACCTTTAAATTTATTAACACGCATGCGACCTGCTATCCAGTCTAATACATATCTGTGTGATATCTGCATGTCGCGCTTATGAAGTGTATCTGCTTGCGGTATTATCTCTTGTAAGCAAGCAGCCAAACAGCGTAGTACGTCGGTATCCACAGTATAGTCGGTATTTTTAACTAACCACATCATATCTTCTGCTGAATCGCACGTCCGCCAGACTGATTCAATTCTGCGTCGGTTAAAACGCTGAACCAGTGATTCTGGAGCGTGCATACTAATTAGTTTTGATTTCATAGTATATTCCTTAGTTGCGACATCTGTATTGGTGGTTCTTACAGTATACACATATCATGATAACATGTGTAGCGGTTTTAAACTCAGTTTCAAACTTATGTGCGAATCCTCTGACGCACTTATTCTTCAGTGATTTAACTGGTTTGGTTCGTTTCATTTCGGTTATATCCTTTTCAGTTGTTTATAACAGTGAACTCTTTTCAGTAACAAACTTATAAAATAATCTGCTACTATTATTATTATAACACAAAATTTTACCGAAGTAAACAAAGTATTTAAATTAAATTTGACAGCACTCTGGTTAAATACTTGATAGTTCGATACAGGTCAGGACTGGTCGGTCTGCTGATGCTGGACATGAATTATACTGCTTTTTAATTGCAGACTCGGTCATGTAAAAAGCCAGTTAGTCTCGTTAAATATATAAATATATAATTCTGTTTAATATAATATAATACATATCTACATTACATCTGGCAGTTACATATTTACATGGGTACCACTAAAGCGAGCATCCCGACACTCTTAGGTCCCGCGAATTTAGTTGCACCTCCACAGCCGACTCTGGTACTTGTCAGCACCGGCATTATGTAGTTCGTACTGGCACATTCCAGTATCCGGAACAGAAATGCACCTCCATCGGGTTCCGGCTGCTGCTTGTCAGCAAGCTTTTCAGAAATAAAAAAAAGAGGCCAGCCTTGCGGCTGACCTCTTCTCAGTTTCTAGCTTTCAGTCACTTGCTGACGCTCATCAGCATGTGCTTCATTCCAGTGGGTCACTTCCAGTGGAACAATCTTGTGTCGCTCTTCAGCATACTTCGCTTGTTCAGCAGGTATGTCTTCGTAGCTCAACTCTCCAGCAGCTACCTTCGCTAAGATCTTGCTAGAAGACTCTTTGAAGATGCGATACTGTGTTGTCCACAAGTTAGTGCCAACTTTACACATGGTGTTCAGACCAGTCTTAGTATTAGCTTTCTTGCCATACTCAACTTGATCAGCGAACTCCCACTGCTTGTGATAGTAGCAGAATATCTCAAGACGTCCATCAACATAGCGATGTGCTTCTTCGCGAACTTCTTGTTGCATGATTGGAAGCAACTGCTTCATCAGTTTCTTGACAGTCATGTCTTGATTTGCTAACAGTATAGCATTTAACTCAGTATAACCTTTCTTAATAGTACTCATGATTTATACTCACTTTATAGAGTTACACAGTGGCAGTATTGCGCTGTGCGTCTATACTTATCTTGTACTTATATTGTTAAAGATCACTACAACTCTTTAGAACAACACACAGCGGTTCGCTTACATGTGCAGATCACACTACTATAAATTAAATTTTGAATTTATATTCAAGTAATATTTATTTATTACTTTATTTAATTTATAATTTATTATAACACAAGAGCATTAAATTTTTATTAAATAAACGTTAAATAATAGCTAAAGTTTAAATAATTTTAATTTAACAGTAATTTAACACTTTCTTAACAAGCCCCCTAGTGAGAATGAGAATGATTGTCATTTACCCGACGTGGAGGTTAGAAGACTACCTAAAAGTACACCAATAATTTTATTGACAGGGTAACGGTGTAGATATGTAAATACTACTACCCATGTAGATATGTAATAATATTTATTAAGTGAATAATATAATTAATATATTTAACAAAATTATATGGCTTTTTACATGCCGAAGATCAGATTGCAATACCACCTGCCACAGTGATATAATCATCATCATCAGCTTCGTCAAACAGATGACCAGTACAAGCTTGTACCGTATACCGTATGCCGTCCGCACCATGAGCCCATTGGTTACGCTTTGGTTCATCTCGCCATACTTCCAGAAGTGGATTCCACGTTTTGGTATAATTGAGGCAACATTGTTCGAGGTATGTACACTCATCAGCAATCCACATATATTCAAAGGCTTCTCTGACCTCTTCAATACCGTGATGTTTTGAAAGCTTCTCTAAGATTGTGGTGTTCCGTACACCAAGGTCATTCAGTATCTCTTCTCTAGTCTTATTGTCTTCTGAAGTCAGATCAGTAACGCCCATGTCATGAGGCAGATACCAGTGTACTACATTCCAACCAGTCTCTTCGCAGACATCTGCTACATAATTAACATAGTGACCTAACCATTCTCCTGTGTTATAATATTCAGCAATGATCCTGAGCTGGCCACGCCACACTTGGAAGAATACCAATACCATATAATCAGAGCGACCTGCATCTATGGCAATATAGACGTCCAGCGCTGGATCGTATAGATCAGCATAGGATAAGCGTTGCTTCCGCCGGACGATAATCTTTAGGTAACGCTTAGCCCAATACGTACCGTCCATAGCTGCTGTAAATGCCTCTTCTGGCGTCGCTGGATACTCTTGATGGATATCACCTTCTAGTTCTCTATGTTGGGCAACCCAGAAGTTACGCTGTTCCTTAGTAAGTGTAACCTTTAGTTCTATCTCTAAGCGGTCAAAGTAATCCAGCTCGTCATCATCAGGGAACTGTTCTTCCCATTCCACACAGTCGGGATCATCAATCCAGGAGAGGAAGACGGGTAAGAAGTCCTTACCCGCTAATCGACCCGCCATGTACTGCTTAACTGATGCATCCCACATGTACTTAAACATATTGACGCCTTCAGCTGTACTCTCAATAACACCAGTATTCCCTGGTGCTAACGCTTGTAAGGTTCCGGTCTTCGTCTCTTTAGCTCGTTCTGGAAATTTATTGGCGATTTTGCCAAGCTCAGATATGTGTAGCCTTTGAAGAGTTGAAGACCGGAAGCTAGTCCGTATAAACATGGTTGAATTATTGTTAAGAGTGAACTCAGAGGAGTTGTTCTTGACAACCTTTAGGTTGAAGAAGTCTTTCACTCCTGGCTCTAAGGTATCCCAAGTGTGTTTTAGCCTCTCTAACAGCGTTCCAGCTTCATCTTTACCTTGTGCCATCAGTCCACAGTTGTAATTACTGAGTGTTATTAGGTCATCAAAGAACGATATAAGCCAGAATGTGCTGATTCCTTGCTGTCTAGATTTCAGGATGATAAGCCTTGGATGCTCAAGACTCTTGGCATACACTCTAAACTGAGCGTAATTCATCCTGAAAGGGATAGGATCACCGATTTTGTCGATGATATTGTAAAGGTTGTTCATTCTCCACAACTTAGAAGGTAAATAACGTGTTACAAGCTCTTCAAAGTCACGAGGTTTGGAGTTCATGATCTTCCACAGCTCTAGATCGCCGGGAAATAACTCTTGGAACTGTTCAAATTCTAGTAACATTAGTTTCTCAAGTATTTCTCAAATGATGTGGCGGGCAAAGCTCCTATTCCACTAGTTCTTTCACCAGCAAATGCGTTCTGGAGCTCACATAGGGCCTTAGCTAGGGACATAATGGTATCTGCGCTTGTTGCGACTGTTGCAACGGAGGTAATCTTGTTAGCTAGTGCTGAACCAGCTTGTTGTAACTCTTGATTTAACAGGGAACCACCATCAATACGCTTAGATAGGTCTTCCACTTCACCTTCTACTTCTTTTCCTATATCAAAGGCTTCTATTGCTGGCTTTAGTTGCTTGGAAACACTTTCTAAGAGGATACCTAATGCAGCTTTATCTAACTGGAAAAGCTCTAGTATTTTATCTCTTTCCTCAGCTGCAAGTAACTCCTTTCTAAGTTTTAATGTCGCAGCATAAGAAATACCCATTACATCAGCTGTATCAGCTGGTTTCTTCCCATTCTTTAGGTGTGCTAGTGCGAGTAAGCGTGTTTGTTCATCCATCGTCTTTCTCTACTTTCTCTACTTTCTTAGCGTAATCTTTAAGTGCTTGTAGAACTACCCAACTGAAGTTAGCTCTACCTTTCTTACGCTCATTGATCTTTAACGCCTGAACGAATAGCGTATCGGCCTCCGTTTTAGTAGAGAATGAATGTGATTGTGCTGGCATTACGTCACCTCGTTTGATGAAAAATAACATTTTACATGCTTATTATATAATGATATAATTGACATGTAAAATGTTATTTTACGTGAAACGTATTCCCTACTATCAAGGACACTAAAATGAGCGAATTTAAAGAGAAAGTAAACGAATTAGTCGGACAGATGACCCAGGACGATACAGGCAAGTGGGTATTACCAGAAGAAGTAGCTAAAGATTTAGATGAGCCTACTGCTTTTGCTGTAACTGCAGAGCGTCGGGTCAGAGATACACAAGGTGCTTTTACTAAAGCCCAACAAACTGCAAAGAAGAATGAGGCTATTGCAAAAGGTCTTCAGGACAAGATACTAGAGTCTGAAGTTGTGTTAACTAAAGAACAGAAGTTTGAACTCAATGAACTCAAGAAAACAGACCCCGAAGCGTGGCGTGCAAAACTCAATGAGTATGAGACAACCGCTAAAACCAATCTCTCCACTGAATTGGAAGAGATTAGGACTAAGAGTTCAAACAAAGGCGAACTCGAGATTAGGCAAGATCAGATGGCTGCCTTCTCTGAAGAGACAGGAATTACCCTTACCGATGAAGTTATCGCAAATGACTTACCGCCTCGCTTCCTCAAAGAATTGGAGAAAGGTGAAATCACATTCGAAACATTTCTAACTAAGGCTGGTAATTACATTAAAGCTGAGAAGAAGATCTTAGGTGCAGATGAGAGTACTGATGACGATACTAAAGATCTTGGTGATGTAGCTGGTGGACAAGAGCCAGATACACAAGCTCAGAAAGGTGATTTTAATGAAACTTATGAGAAGACTTTATTCTGAATATAATTAATATTATTGGTCAATTTGTGTTATAATATGTTTGTAGTAATAGGTATTCCTCATCTGAGTCACCTGCAGCTATAGTGAACAAGAATCGCTATACCGCAGGTACTCCGGCGATCTTGTTAGCACAGAACCCTACTTTTAATGCTAATGAGGATTTAACATGACAACAGCAGTACTTCCACTGTCGTCAGATCTCAAGCGACAAAGGTGGATGCGTGAGGGCATGATCCAAGCTGCATCTAAGTCTTTCTGGTCTCCTTTGACCGGAAGTACTAAAGATGGAGTTGTGTATCAGGTCAACAACACGTCCGCTAAAGAAGGTCACACCGTAGTTTTTGACTATTCTGGCAATATCTCAGGTAAAGCTAAGAAAGGTAAAGAAACTGCATATGGTGAAGGTGAGGCCAAGCGCAAGTTTTCTGATAAGGTCACAGTTGAACGCTACCGTCTGGTAGTTGACAATGGTGATGAATTCGACGCTGTCGATATTGGCGATCTTAAGATCAGCCAACACAGCGATTCCCGATCAAAACTCTCTGACCTTTTCATTCGTTGGAAAGACCAAGCCATCTTCGATGCTGCTCAGGGACTTTTGGTTACCAATCAGGGTCAGCAAGCTCCTTCTCATACTATCGATTTGGGAACAACGTTCACTTTCGATACATTGACGGATATTGAAACAACCCTGAAAACCTCTAACGGTTTCACGACTGGTGGTGTAAGGCGTCCTCTGGATGTTTATAAGACCCAAGACGGTGAACCTTGTTGGTTGTTTGTTATTGATGCTGCTATGGCTGCTCTGCTCCGTAAGGACACAGCTGGTTATCAGACAATGATGTCTCGTGCTGATGTACGCGGTAACAATAACCGACTGATTAAGGGCGTTATTGGCAAGATTGGTTCTATGATTATTGTCGTAGCTGAGCAGTTCTTCGGTGCTACAGATGGTGCTACCCTCGGGTGGGGCCTAAATAGCTCTGAAGTTGAAATGTCCGGTTTACGTCAGTATGATGGTGCTGATCCGGCTACCGCCCTTTGGACTGGTCAAGAAGGCTTTGACTATGCATCCGCGAATCTCCATTCACGTGGACTCATTCTCGGTTCTAGCGCATTGCAGCTTGCCTTTGGTAAGCATCCTGACTATAAATGGCAACCTTCTGAAGATTTCGCTATCACTTCCGAGTCCGCTCTGGAAGTTTGGTGTGAGACTCAGAAAACTGTATTGAAAGCAGAAAGCGACGAATATAAAGCAGCCAAAGTTTCTGGTATGGATTATGGCGTCGTTACTGTTGATCTGCAGATTGGCGCATAAGGAGATATGAAATGACTGATATTTCCAGAACTAATGGTATGCATAAGAAGAGAGACGTAAGTGTTACGGTTCTTGAAATGGATGCTATCAATATGGCCGCTGCTGATACGTATGAAGTTGCAGTACTTCCTAAGAATGCTTTGATCACGGCTTGCGCTTTGGTTACTATCATTCCTTTTGATGGTACTCTACCTACAGTCGCAGTGGGTTTCCAAGGTGGTACAGGCGCAGAGCTGATTGCAGCTACTGCTATTGACAGTGCAGCAGATACTGTTGTGGCTGGCAATGGCGACATTAGCCGTCAGACTGGTCCGGTAATCACCGCAACCAAAGTTGGTACAAGTACAGTTGGTAAAGCTGTGTTCACTATTGAGTACATTGAGTACGAACAGTGCACCGGCGAATTGACTAACTTCGTTCCAGCCGCGTAAAGTAACCTGGTAGTAATCACCTGCCCTTTCCACTAGGAGAGGGCGGGTTTTTAAGGATGAGGAAGTAAGAAATGAAAAAGCCAGTAAAGAAGAAAGTCCCAGTTAAGAAAACTCTTAAACCAACTAAGTCGCCTCGTGATAAACACAGAGGTCGGTAATGAAAGAGCGTAAATTCAGACCTAAGGTCCGGATGAAGGACGATCGTAAGGTCGAAAAGATTCAGAAGGCCATTCCTGGTGTACGTGTGTATTCTAGTCCTCTTTCAAGGGCTGTTGCTAGAGAGAAGCAGAAAGCGCGTATCAAGAAGTTCAATAGCTCTCACAAAGACTATAAGCCTCCTAATCATGGTAAGAGGAAGAAATAATGGCTACTCGCATTGAAGAGATCTTCAACTTAGCTAGAGACACTCTTAATGACCATAAAAAGGAGCGATACTCAGACGATACGCTAATGCGTAATTTACGTCTTGGTATAGCTGATATTGCTAAACAATCAGGACTGTTTAAAGACAGAGTGGTTGTGCCGTTAATAAACGGTCGAGACATTTACAAACTACCAGATGGGTTACTAACAGTATCCCATTGTACGTTTAACCAAGAGACTTTACCTCTTGTGACAAGTGGCTGGATGGATAAAAACTATCATTCACAATGGCGTCAAGATACGGTAGAGCTCAATTTAGCAATTGAACAAGGTTTGCTTGAGCAGGCTATTTTCGATGAAGTTAAACGTAAGCAGATGGGTGTATATCCTAGACCATTTGGTGATATGATGGTCTGGTACACATCTGTACCGAATGAATATGGTTTAGTAGGTGGTATGGATGAATATACTCAACCATCTTCTTATGGCGTAATTGCTGAATTAATTGATTCAGACTTCGCTGAAGAATTACAAGACTCAGCTTATGGCGTAGTTACAGCCATTGTTGAACAAGGGTCACTAACAGTATACTTTACTGAGTGTCCACCTTTACCAGATGACATAGACGATGAAATGCAGTTAGATAGTTGTTTTGATACGGCTCTCAAGTTCTATATTTGTGGCATCTGCTTGCGTAATGATACAGACGCACAAAATCGTCAATTAGCTTCAGAAGAATTCACATTATACGAGCGTGAACTGGAAGCAATCATAGAACTAGCACATACAGATTCTGTAGACGCACCATGGTTCGAATCACACTACAATCCAATGGGATAATGCAATGACTTCTAGGACAATTAATCGATCACTTATTATTCACGAAGATTTAGCACTTGGTGCTGGTCAAGTACTTCAAACTCGTGGTGAAGTAACCCTTTCTGAACAAAAGATAGAGCTTGATTTCATTTTTAGAGATATTAATGAAATCAGGTCCCTAGATGTACTTAGATATACACGTGCATCATTGCATGTTGATGCAAATGCACTGATTCATTATGTATATGATCCAACTAGTGCTGCTATTGATGATGGCAATCTCGTTCTAGCACCTATTCCAGTTATTCCTGTAGGTCGTTGGCTTCGAGTAACATCAGGTGGTAGTGGTGGTTCTAATTACAGTTATTCAACAGTATCAGAACTCATCGCAGATATAACAGTTGTCGAAACTGTCGCTCCCGGGGCGCAAGTAGCCGTCAGTGGGTATCACGTGGCTGGCGACTTTGGTGGTGGTGCTTTCTACTGGGATCCACTAAGCACAGACGCACATGATGGCGGCATGGTGCTCACTCCTAGTGGCCGCACAGATCCTGGTAGATGGCACCGCATCATCTCTACTAAATTAAGTGTCCACCACTTTGGTGCTGTAGGTGATAATGTTACTAATGATAGAACAGCTATTGAAAATGCACTAACAGCAGGTGCTATGAATAATCTCATAGTAGAGTTTAGAGACCTTGATTATGATGTAAACGGTTTAGACCTTACAATTACTGAACACATTCAAATTGAAGGTAACGGCTTCTCTAATTTGTATAATGGTGTTCAAATAACTTTTGCAAATGAATATGTTGGTATACGCAATATAGGTATTGTAAATTGGTCTGGTGGTATTAACTTAGCACCTCCAGGTAGTCCAATAGGATCGGCAACTTATGACTTTGTAAGTTTTAGTGCTGTTGGTTGTGCTTATGGTATACAGTCACTTGATGTAAATGCAATTACTGCAACATTACGTGTTAGAGGTGGAGCATTCCAAGGTTCTGACATGAGATATGCTTACTATTTTGTAGGTAAGGTAGAAATTGCAGATATTGAAAATGTTAAGATTGCGAGCATTGGTAATACAAGTGATAACTTAGAAACTGTAGGAATAGGACTTAGTGTTACAACAAAAGATTGTGATACCGTAATTGTACGTAATTGTGAAATGAAAGGTTTTATTGCTAATACAGATATTAGATGTAATGCTATTCAAGTAGCTGGTGATAGAATTATTATTACTAATAACATTATAAGCGATGTTCAAGGTGCTGGCGATAACAAAGTAGCTATTGATATATATGGTAATTGTGTAATTACAAATAATACTATAAATTGTCCTGCTGCTGTTGCTGGTATATATGTATCTGAATTAACTAATTCAAATATTGCAGATAATCAAATTACAGCTTTAGACTATGCTATTCAATCAGCTCCACCATTAACTGTATACGCTATTCAGAATACCATCTTTTCGAATAACTATATTAAAGCCGATATTGGTATTTCATTCACTGAAGCCAGAATGGTAAGATTAGATGATAATATCTTTAGTACAATACCAACACAAGGTAATTTCAAATACGATTGGTGGTTTATAGATGGTGTAATGACAACTGCTAGTGTTAATTTCTTAGCAGAAGGTGATCCTGTTAATATAATGCCTTATAAACAAATTGGTCTTATGGTTTGGGATGAAACATTAGGTAAACCACTGTATGTAGGTGGACTTGGTCTTAATGGTATTTGGGTTGATTCCACTGGCGCAACAGTACATACACCAGCATAATGGCCAGAATACTCTATAGATCATTAATCGGGCACGAAGACTTAGATTTAGGCTTCGGCAAGGTTGAGCAAACGCGAGGCCCTAACGTTGTTAATATGCAACGTATACAGGCTATATTCATCTTTGAGACTGTAGATGTAATTAAAGCGCTTGATTATACCAAGTACCCACATGTTGGTTTGCACCAAATAGGTGCAATGATTGAATATTACTTCGATCCAGACAGCATGCTTGTACCTGATAATGTGCTTGTCTTACTACCTAACTCTATTCATGTTAGCAAACCTGGACGGTACATCAGAGTTTCAGGTGGTGGTGGTAGTGGTGGTAGTGGTGATGTAGTTTACACATATACTGATGTAGACTATACAATACAATATCCTCACGAGGTTGTATTAGCTGACTCTGATGTTGGTCCAATTACTATTACTTTACCTCCTAACCCTGAAGAAGATGATTATGTAGGTGTTTGGGACTGTGGTAACAACGCAGGACTCAATAACATCTCTATTGTGCGTAATGGCAAGACAATTGATAGTCTTGACGAAGACGCACTGATTAATACCAACAATGGTAGATTTGACTTTATATGGTCACCATTGACTTGGGAATACTCTTTTGTAGCTGGTTGTATAGCTAATATACCAGAACCACTCTATTATGATACAATTGTGGCATCTGCATCAAGTGAGTATAAACCACTTGAAGTTAGTGCATCACTACCAGCAACTACGTTCAGAGCTTCTTTTCCACTTACATTAGCTTACGTTCGTATTAACTTAACAACAGTTGTTGAAGGTCAGCCATTGATTGTAGATATTACAATGAATGGAACTAGTATATTTACTACTAAAATACAGATTGATGATGGCATGGATACATCAGTGGGTTCAGTAGTAACTCCTGTGTTTTCTATAACTAGTGTACCAGACGATGCACAGTTTAAAGTATGGATAAATCAAATAGGGACGATAACAGAAGGTACTGGACTTAAAGTATCAGTTACAGGTATTAAGGTACCACAGTAATGGCAGCGATTTACATGTGGTTTAGCGATGAAGAAACCATCGTCTTAACTACAACATTGTATCCGGTAGATGTATCAGATGGCTTAGTCTTTTCAGCCACTGTATCAGGTGGACAGATGGGAGAAATCTGGGGAGACTTTAATACTGCAGCTATTGGACCAGTAAGTGCTTCATACATACAGAAGCGTTGGTATTTGTTTGATGATGCTGGTGAAGACTTTAATACTGCAGCTATTGGACCAGTAAGTGCTTCATACATACAGAAGCGTTGGTATTTGTTTGATGATGCTGGTGAAGACTTTAATACTGCAGCTATTGGACCAGTAAGTGGTAGTAACAGATATCTGTTAGTCGAAGGTGATACACCAGATGAGTCACTACAAATATCAATCACAATTAATGATACATGCACAATGGATTTAATTTAATGGACATTTGGATTCCTAAATATAAAGAGCTTCATATCAGAGATGGAGTTCCTTCTCTTAAGGTCGGACACAAAGGCGAGTTTCGCGCTACTTTGCGTGGGCCAGATGGTCGTATTAAATATACAACTGGTTGGCGGCCTAACATGATCTTAGATCAAGGCATAGCACATTTTACTGGTTACTATAACGGCAGCTTTATCACCCCACTGTCAACCGCTTACGTTGGAACCAGTGCTACACCAACGGTTCAGACAATGACAGGCATACAGGGAACTGTTTTAGGCTCGAATACCAGTCAAATAGTCGGAGCAAGAACAAACCTTGGCACACCAAATTATGAAAAAGTAAGTATTATGTCTTATGTCTGGAGTCCCGCCTCTGGAGAAGGAACGATCAATGAGTTTGTTATATGTGGAGCTTACACTGGTTCAAATGGGACTTTAGGTGCCGGACTGAGACAGGTAATGCCAGCACCAATAGTTAAGGGGCCGTTTGACGAGTTGACCATAGACCACAAGCTCACATTCCAACTTCCTGTAACCTCTAATTTCGGTGTCATGGATATCAGCGGGGAGGATTATGACTACGAAGTAGGTATGTTTTTAGTGCAAAATTCCTCAGCAGGACATACAACAGTTCTAAGACTGAACGGCGAAGGCAATCAGTCTTACGCTGGTACTGCCAGCCGTGCGCCAACAATATTGGAAGCCAAGGACGCCACCGCTATCGAGATGGGAGGAATCAGCGGTGCATATTTTTATGGTGGGGTTCTTGGTGGTGATTACTGGCAAGAAACGCGATGGACAGCTGACGTTGATTGGGGTCCGAGGGACATAAACTATATCTACTCACCAATCATTGACTACGGTATGTTCACCTACTTCACTAAGGTTTCTGACGGTACTCCATTGTCGAAAACAGACACCCATGAGTTTAAATTCAACATGCGTATCATCTCTGTAAGAGGTACGCCATGAATCGAATAGACATACATTGTAATATTGGTATTAAGGGCTTTCTACGCTTTCAGACTGTTAATATACACAGCGGCGAAATAACTCAAGATACAGGCTTTTTCCCAAATTTGATTTTGGTAGCTGGTCGTAATGCTATGGCAGACTTTGATTTTATGACGCACTGTCAAGTAGGCACAGATAATACTGCTCCTACTGTTAATGATACAAGTCTGCTAGGACACATTGAAGGTACTGCACAAATAGAAGAAACAACAAATGGACAAGAAGGAACACCTCCTTACTATGGCTGGAAGCGTAAGAGATTTAGATTTAATCCAGGGTTAATTGGTGGAGAGAACTTAAAAGAAGCTGGCGTTGGTTGGGGTTTGTCTGGTAGTACATTAATATCTAGAGCTTTAATAATTGATCCAATTTTAGAGACACCTACGGTTATTACACCATTATCAGATGAGTTCTTAGATATAACGTATGAACTAAGATACTATGCTCCTACAGTAGATGTAGATGGTCCACAAGTAGTTTTAGATGGTGTAACATATGATACTAAGACTAGAGCAGCTAATGTGACTAGCAGTTTGCAGTCTTTTAATATTGGCACTAAGATGGGTGTTGTTACTGGTCGTGGTGGTTGGAAATCTTATAGTGGTACTATTGGTACTGTACTACTTGGGCCAAATGGTACAGGTATAGACTGTGGTAATGATAGCCAATACAACTCTAGTTATTTAGATAACTCTTATGAAATTCAAGTAAACTGTTCAGCAGCTTCTGCAGGTTGGAATCAAGATATTAGAAGTATACTTATTACAACTACAGCTGGACAATTTCAAACAGAGTTTACATCTAATCCAGGTGGATTGGCCATACCTAAAACAGCTTCATACAGTATGCTTATGAATTGGACATTCGGCTGGACTGCATTATAATGGCTATACCAGCAGAAAACCCATTAGATATTCAAGGCAGACTGTCTACAGTGCCTGTTGAGGATGTGTTCCTTCCTCCAGAAGCTAGAGCTTTCAAACGTCTAATTTCACATGAGATGGGTCCACTAGCAATTGAAGATACTTCTGAGGGTCTGCTTTACCAACCATGGACATTAACGTATAATAAGATTACTGGCGAGATTACAGTAACTCCTAACACGACTGGACCTCCTGTTACATTAGTTACAATTGTGTTTGGTATTACAGATATTAATTTTACTTTTGATCAAAATGCAAGACTTACTATAACATGGAAAGTTGCTGGTAATACATATCTATTTTGGTATGATACTAGTTTAGGTCAGACAGTAATAGAAGATTTAGGTACAACATTAGTATCAGCAGTCATTCAGCTTGATGATAAACGAGCTACTCAGTCTGCACCTAGTGATATGACTTTATGGTACACTAAAGAAGATGGTGGTGGTACATGGACATTATATAGTAAGTTGCAAAGAGATAGATTTACAATTGAATATGAAATGGGTACTCTTCTTCCAGTGCCGTACTTACATTATGTTGGTATGCACTATGGACTTCGCATACAACTAATATTAAGCTCTGAGACATCATGACTATTAAATTATCAGATTTACATTGCGGTTCCGGTAACCCTAATAACAATAAGGCTATTACCGTTGAAAATCCTACGGTTTCAGAAGACATATCATTCTTCTATACTGATAGGGCGCTTAAGATACTTAAAATACGACCAATCCTAATTGGTTCAACTCCTTTTGTTCGGTGGACACTTCGGTACGGAACAGATAGGAGTGCTATTGGCACAGAGTTAATCGCTGGTGGCACAGGTACTACCGAAGTAACTACAGGCATTGATGTAATAGCTTTTACTAGCAATCTCATCCCTGCTAATTCACACGTATGGTTAGAAACTACAAATAAGACAGGTACTGTAGTTTCACTAGCGTTAACTTTATTTTATAGCGAGGCATAATCATGGCACAAGGTACAGTAAAAGTTTTTGATTCATATATTAATTATTCATTTAAAGGTAGTCCTGAATGTCCATTTGACTTAGGTGCAACTCCTGATGTCATTAAGTGTGCAATTGTAGATAATACGATTGTTCCGGTCCCTGAAGCAGTTGATCCATGCTGGGGTGCTGGTGGTACGGTTAATTACTCAACTAATGAACAGTCTGGTGGTAACTATCCTGCTGGTGGTCAGACACTTGCAACTCCGTCAGTCTCTATTGTTGGTGGTGTAATTCACATTGACTTTGGTGATCCTGCAACTTGGGGTATTAACGCCGGTAACCCAACTACAAACTATTGGGGCATTATCTATTCAGATACAGCTACTAATAAGAATTGTATTGGTTACGTCGATCTTGGTGGTGTGTTTGATGGAACAACTGGTGATCTTACGATCTCTTGGGGTGCTCCGTTTGCGACTGCTGATCAAGGTGCATAAGAGTAGCTAATGCCTTGCTACGGCACAAGTGAAGGACATTGCTGTTGGCTGGAAGGTCAGGTATGCAAACACCTTGAAGAAAACACACTCACTGATCGTCAGTGGGTGTGTGGTCTTCGCCGTAAGCTAGGCGACTGGGATGCTGTTCTAGCGTCTACTGAATACCAACGTGATGTAGCACCGAAACTAACTGATGGTATTAACTGTCGTGATTGGCCTGATAAACCATTCACAAAGTGTTTTGAATGTGGTTTTGGTGTTGAGAAAGCAGATCATGGGAGCGAGAGATGGCTATAGAAAAACTCGTCCCTAATGCCAATGCGACAACTAGTACGGTAATTATATTATCAACTAATGATTATACATTAATTGATGAAACAGTTGCTTCTGCTGATGGTTCAGTTAATAATACAATTGTTGATGATGCAGTAAATGATGATGCAATATGGGCATTATCAGATCTTGCATCATTTGGTACAGTTAATTCAGCTACATTTCGTGTACGTGCAAGACTTGTAAACCCAGGTAGTGGTGATACTACAACATACAGATTTAGGCTAGATGTTGGTGGTAGTACTTACGATATAGAATATACAACTGCTGCTGATGAAAATAACGGCTTCACCGATAAATCAATTGCGGTCGGTACATTCTCCGAAGCACAGTACAATGCAGCTACTGTAACATTAATACAATCTGCTTACTCAAAGGCTAAAGGTCCTGATGGTTTCTATTTAGATGTTGATGCTCTTGAGCTTGAAGTTGATTATACAGCTCAAGCAAATAGAACAGTTACAGGCATAACAGATACAGTTGATGTTGTTGATAACAATGCTAGTATTAATAGAACCCGCGATGTAATAGGTATTACAGATACTATTGATATAGTAGACAATGATGCTACTGTTAATAAATCTCGTATTGTCGTTGGTATCACAGATGTTATTACTATTACAGATAACGATGCTACTGTTACTCGTGCTACTAATCGTATTGTTACAGGCATCACAGATACCATTACAATAGTAGATAATGATGCTACTGTTACTCGTGATAGAATAGTTGCTGGATCTAGCGATACAGATACATACTACTTTGATGGCAATGTTTCACAACAAACTCCGTATCAGGTTACTAATCCGACCAATGCCCTAGACGGAAGTACGGCAACGTTCGCCACGGCGGCGGGCACGTCTTTTAACCTTTACGCTGTTGGCTGTACTGCTCCTTCATTCGGTGGGACTATAAGCCAAGTACGAACGAGGGTTTACTGGGCAGAAGTTTCGCCTAGTATGGCCTTGTCGATACGTGAAACGGATAATACGCTTTTATCTTTTTTCTCTGCGGTTACAACTACTCCCGACTGGTCGAACTGGGACATCCTTGATGAACATTCAGGTGGGTGGACGTGGGATAAGCTCAATAGTATAAAACTTGAAGTTTATGGTTTTGGTAGTGCTACTGGTTGCACTATCCACAAAGTAGAATTAGAAGTTACTGCAGTTGTTGATACAACTGAAACTATTAGTATTGTTACTAATGATGCGATAGTATCATTTTCTACTGATCGTACTGTTACTGGTATTACAGATACCATTAACATAGTAGATAATGATGCAATTATCAATAGGTCTCGTATTGTTACTGGTATTACAGATACTATCGACATAGTAGATAACGATGCTATTGTAACACGTGCCACTGATCGCATTATTACTGGTATCACAGATACCATTGATATAGTAGATAATGATGCAACTATCAATAGGTCTCGTAATGTTATTGGTATTACAGATACTATTGATATTGTTGACAATGATGCAACTATCAATAGGACTCGCGATGTAACAGGTATCACAGATACTATTGATATAGTAGATAATGATGCTACTGTAAATAAATCTCGTATTGTTAGTAGCATAACAGACACTATCGATATAGTAGATAATGATGCAGTTGTAACACGTACCACTGATCGTATTGTTATTGGTATTACAGACACTATCGATATAGTAGATAATGATGCAATAGTAACTCGTGGTGTTGATCGTAGTGTTATTGGTATTACAGATACTATTGATATTGTTGACAATGATGCAACTATCAATAGGACTCGTGATGTAACAAGTATTACAGATACTATTGATGTTATAGACAATGATGCTACTATCAATAGATCACGTAATGTTAGCGGTATAACAGATACTATTGACGTTATAGATAATGATGCAATTATAACACGTGGTGTTGATCGCACTGTTACTGGCATTACAGAAACTGTTGATTTTATTACTAATGATTCTAATATCAATAGATCACGTAATGTTGTAGGTATTACAGACGATATTATAATTGAAGATAATGATGCTACTGTAACTACTGATCGTATTGTTCTAGGTATTACAGAAACGATTGATATTACAGATAATGATGCTATTGTAACACGTGCCACCGATCGTGTTGTTACAGGCATTACGGAAATCATTACCATTACAGATAATGATGCCACTGTCATTAGGTCAGGATCACGTAATGTATTAGGTATTATAGAGACTATTGATATAATAGATAATGATGCTGTTGTTAAACGTCACAGAACTGTTAGATGCGATACAGAAGTTATAGGTGTAGCTGCGAATGAATCTTTTATAATTCGTGGTGGAATAACAAGACGAATATTTGTTGTGAACTAAAAGGGAATATGGAATAGTGAATGTGATAAAACACGATGCTGATAAACCGATAACACAAGGCTGGCACTTAGATAAACGTATCAGTTTAGCACACATATTTACAACTGTAAGTTTTATTATTGCCATAGGCGCAATAATGTGGGCTATTGAAGCTAGAGTGACTAAAGTTGAACAAGCTGTGATTACACATACTATAGTTACTGATATTCAGGTTGCTAATCTTAAAGAAGATGCTGTACATGAACAGAGGTTAGCAACAGAAAGGTTTGGTGAAATAAAGCAACAGCTAATCCGCATAGAGAATAAGGTTGACAGACATGCAGAAAGTGTTACTAACCACGGTGGACCATAATGCGTAAAGTATCATTTAAGAAAGGCGTATGTTTGTTTGGGCTACAACAAGAGACATTGTTTGCTATTGATGTCTGTGCTCGTATCTTTGATGCAAACGATATATCCTTTGTAATCACCTCTGCTAAAGATGGTGTACACTCTGACTATAGTCTACATTATAAAGGCTTTGCATTTGATATTCGTGTATGGGAGATACCTAACGATATCACTGCCTACTGCCAAAAGATACTTCATGAGTTAGGTATAAATTATCAAGTACTAAATGAAGATGATCACATCCATGTTGAATATGATCCAAAGAGGTTACCACTATGAAGATTATTGGTGTAAACGGTATAAGGTCTGATGGTAGAGGTTCTACTGATCTTGCTTTAGACAATTTGAGAATGAAAGGTTTTGACGTACATGATCTTAACCAACCTGTACGATCAGCTTGGGGAGCACGATTTCATGCTCACCGCGATGCTTTAGATATTATTGAGGTAGCTAAAGATGGTGACGTAGTAATATGCCATAGCTACGGCTGTCTTAAGACAGTAATTGCAGCTAAAGCTATAAACTTCAGGGCTATATTTATGTTTCGCCCTGCTATGAGTCGCTGGCATAGATTCGCTAAGGTAAGCATCCTTACAGAATTGTATTGCATCTACTCACCACAAGATTACACGATTATAGCTGGTTCATTAGCTTTGTACCATCCATTTGGATTAGCTGGAGCTCGTGGGTTTAAATCTAGGAGAGTCACTAATCTTGCTAGTCATGGTCCACACAGCCATGATTTCAAAAATCCTAACTTACAGTTTTGGATGAATAGAGTTGTGGAGTTTATAACGTAATGCCTAAGATTAGTGTATTCAATGGTGGATTAAATGTAGCACCTGCTGCTCATTTGATTGCAGATAAGGAAAGTGTTGTTAATCAGAACATGGATCACGTCTCTGGTATGATTACACCTCTGCACGACAAGACAGAAGCTGTACTTAATGCTAAGAAATGGGGTCACTTCTTTACGACTGAGTTAGCTTGGTATTTTAGTGATGATCCTAAGGATTGGGTAGAGTTTCAAGAGCGTTTGTATATTGGCAATCGTACAGGCTTTAGTACTAAGATTGTAGACGGTAATAACTGGTTGATGGGTATAGTAGGTCCTACAGTAATACCTACAGGTGTAGTTAGTGATGAAGCTCCAAGTCAGTCACAGATTACACGAGTTGACTTGTTTCCAAATACAGCTGTAGCTGGCGATATTCCTGCAGGCATTAACCTACAATACAGAGTAGTTAATATAACTGCCTCTGGCTCATATTACCCTTCCGATAATATCTTTAAAGTAGAAGTGACAAGTGTATATAATGAAGGTGACCCAGAGTACTTAACTAATGATATACGAGTAACAGTTGAAGATACGAATGTTGATACGACTATAGCTATATTTAGGTTGTTTGATAACTACTGGCGTAAGGTATATGAAGGCGTACCAATAATATTTTATGATCAGATATACGACATTAGCGCTAATGATGAGATAGCAAACTACTTACCATCTAGCTTAGATGGTGTATATCAGTATGCATTAACTTGGTTCAATACAGTAGATAGCACAGAGTCTGTACCAGTCATTTCTGAAGAAATAGAAGTAGAGAATGGTATTATAACTGTATCTAATCTTGAAGTGCCAGTCGCTGATCCTCAAGTAGATTTAAAGAGATTGTATCGCATTGGTGGTGCACTAACAACATTTACTAGAGTTACAGATCTAGCCATTGGTGTAACACAATATGTTGATTCATTAGCTGATGATGAGATAGATGGTACATTGCTGGACTCAGAAGGCAACTATCCACCACCTGAAAACATACATTGGATGATGGAGTCTTACTCAATGTTGTTTGCAGCTGATGGAGATAAATTAAGGTTTACTCCTATTGGTGAACCTAACAGCTGGCCTCAAACGTACTTCTTAGATTTTCCAAGAACAATCACAGGACTAGCTAAGACACAGATGGGTGTATTAGTGTTTAATGAGTTTGAAACTTGGTTAGTCACTGGCTCTGGTCCTTTGTCACTAGCTCAACAGTTATTAACTGGTAGTCAAGGTTGTATCAATGGCGACACAGTAGTTAATATTGATGGTGCAGCTTGGTGGGTTAGTACAGACGGTATATGTATATCTAACGGCGGTCAAGTGCAAGTAGTGACCCGTAAGGCATTAGATAAGATTGACTTATCAACAAGTGTTAATGCTGTAGTGTATGATGAGCGATACTACTTAGCTACAGACGATCAAAGCTGGTTAATTGACTTAGGTCGTAATGTTATTAAGAATACACAATACAACATAGAAGCTTTCAATAAAGCTAATGATGTGTTGTATGGTTATACTGCCAGTGCACTTCATGAACTTGAGTCATCCGCAACACTGTTACCATTAGTTTACCGTTCACCAGAATATATAGGTAGAGCATTCTCAATACCTAAAATGTACAAGAACATCTATGTCTTTAGTGAAGGTGAACTAACTGTAGACATTTATATAGACAAGACACTAGTAGCTACTAGAGTATTAGAAACTAACTATGGTAACCACCAAATTAAAGTACCAGAGAAACTAAGTCAAGGTTACTCTATACAATTTGAAGTAAGAGGTACTGGTACTGTGTACGAGATACAATGGAAGGACGGCGATGCAAACCAATGAATCAATAATTGCTGTACCACCAACAGTAGAAGAGACTGGGCAGACTAGACAGTTCTTAGTACGCTTAGTAGAACAAATAGACATAGTCTTAGGTAGACGTGGTGGTGATCCATACGTATCTGCTTCTGATTTACTTAAAACTAATAGTGAACTAAGCACACTTGAGAAACAAGTACTCGCTATTGTTGAAAGTGCATTAAGCGCTGATAGTGCTACTTCTGAACTTATAGCAGGGATATTAGAAGAAGCTACAGCTCAGATTGATGCTCTTAAATCGCCAGACACTATAGTTGATGCAAATACAACTCCTCTTACATATAGTGGTCCACCGACAAAAGCAGAAGTTGAAGCGTTAGATGCAAGAGAAGTAGCTAATGCAGAAAAGTTCAACAACTTATTAACAGCATTACGAGGTACGGGAATTATAGCAACATGAACAATTTAGCAATTAACACAATAACTAACTTACAGACTGCATTAGAAAGTGTACCTGCAATTACAACAGACATGCGAGAATACACAGATCACTTCTTTGCACCTGGAGTATACTTGCGTACATTGTTCATTCCTAAAGGTCATGTGTTAGTTGGTGCACATCACAAACATGAAGCATTGAATATAGTACTTAAAGGTACTGTTTCAGTTGTCAATGATTTTGGTGAAAAGATAGTAGCTGAAGCTCCGTTCATCTTTAAGTCAAAGACAGGCAGGAAAGCTGGTTATGCTATTACTGATGTATGGTATGCTAGTATACATCCTAACAAGAATGACATCACAGATATTAAACAATTAGAGGATGAGCATACTGCTCCCTCATATGAAGCACTGGAGGCATTATCATGACAGTTGCAGTAGTAGGTGGTGCCGCGCTTGGTTTAGCCGGTACTGTATATGCATCAAACAAAGCATCTAAATCTGCTAAGAGAGCAGATAAAAGAGCTGATGCAGCAGACGAGCGTAGAATGGCTTTTGAAGAAGAAAAGCTAGCTGAATGGGAAGAGACTTACGGCGGTGTTGAAGACCGCTTGTCTGCTTACTATGAAACACTAACGCCAACTCTTAAAATAGCTAAAGGGTTAGCGAACTTTGAGAAAGAGAAAGCAATCTCAATGAAGAACTTCAGTGAGAGTATGGCACAACGTAATGTTGATATGAGTGGCATGACAGCACAGATTGAAAGTAATATAGCCATTAACTCAGCTGAAGCACGTGCTAGGATTAGAGCAGAGGCTCCAATGGAAATAGCAAAAGAGCAATCAGCTTTCTTATCTGTTGGATTAGGTCAGAACCCAGATGAAGGCATGCGTAAAGCATTAAGTGGCGAGCAGACACGATCAGCGGGTCTTGAACAACAGACAGCACAGAATGCTGGTATTGCGACAGGTGCAGTAGTTGATTCAGTCACACAATTAGCACAAGCTGGTTTAGATAAGTATGCAGCACATAGAGCGAAAAAAGCTAACCCAGATACAGGAGATGTAGTAGGATGAGCAGCTTAGCAAGTAGTTATAAAGGAGCCGCTGGTGCTCAAGCAATGTCTCGAGGTATGTCGCCTGAGACCTTCGCATCACGGTCAGAAGCTTATGCTTCAAAAGAGAAGTCTGATCAGCAACTTAAGATGTTGCAGAAGACAAGACCTACAGAGCAAGACTATCAGAATCAATCTGAGATTCAGAGTCAACAGCTAGAACTTGCTCTTGGTGAATTGAAGCAAGCAAAGAGGAATCAAAATTTACAAAGCACATATCAAGCTTTTCAACGGTATGATGCTGACAAGTTTGATACGAAGCACTTTAACCAGTTGCTCACAGACCTTGATGCTCGTGGTGCTTCACTCTTTAGTGGTGTGTCACGTGTAGATAGAATCAATACTACAGACATTCCAATGATGGATGACTGGGGTGTGAGTAAAGCACATCAGAAGTTGATCTTAGAAGATCCTGATGTAAAGGGCTCGTACGTTAAGATTACTCAGAAAGATGGTACTGTTAGTTTTGGTGACATGGATGCTTTGAAACAGTTCGCTGGTGGTTATAATGACTATGCCACTCAACGGGAGATTGAGAGACAGACATTAGTTAAGACAAAAGAGATGTTAGTTTCTGTTGGTTTACCTACTGATAAGATGAATATCCAAGCTTTCAATGAAACTAAACAGAACTTCCCTGATGTACCACCTGATGATCCAGAATTCATAGAAGCTTACCAAGAAAGATATGAAGAGCTTAGAACAACTGGTAGACAATCTTATTCAAGTGGCGCTCTGTCAAATGAAAGAAGATATGTTGTTAACAAGTTAGCTGCAGAAGGTATATTTGAGG